GGACATGGCTGCTGCCTCCCCCTCCCCCCCCTGGTCGAGCAGGCCGGCATCCCCAAGCGCCCGCACCATCACCCACCAGGACCGTGAGCACTCACGCTCCCAGCACTCCTGGCACAACGTGCCGTCGTGATCGTCGGGCCACCGCTCAGCAGGATCTGGGATGGCGCTGGAACAGCTGCTGCAGGTGGTCACGGCTTCACCTCCCGATCCCGCGGATGCACCCAAGGCAGGCCGATCAGCCGGAACAGCCCCGGCTCGGTGCGCACTGTCACCACCGAACCCAAGGTATAGATCCCGCCGGTGTTGTCGATACGGCGCAACAGGCCACCTTTAGAGTGGTAGCCAGCCCCTACCCAGGCTGGGGCCAGGATCGTGCGGCACCAGTCAGCTGAGCCGGTACGGATTGCCCGCTGCAGGCCGTAGCCGTCTGCCTCGACCATGAACAGATCGAGCCGGATCCCCTCCGGCAGGATCCGCTGGGTGTAGCGACAGGGGAGCTCCCCCCTGACCTTCGTCCACTGGTTCACCACCGTGGCGATGCCGCTGCAGAAAAGTGGTGTGGCGTCATACGCCTTGGGCACGCACACGATCTCGATGTCACCGATCGTGGGCCGGCTTCGGCGCAGGGAGCCCGCCAGGCTGATCACCTCGCAGTGAGGCTCCAGCTGCTGCATCACGCCCACAGCGATGTGCTCGGCTGCGGCAAGCGGTAGGCGGTTGGTGGTGTTGCTCATGGTGCAGACGGCGGTGGGTTTGGGTTGCCGTAGGGTTGCGGCTTTTCATCTGCAGCGGCGGCTCTAATCGCTGGCGCATTGAACACGCCTACGGCTTCCACTTTGCGGCACAGCTCGTGATATTCAACTAGCCATTCGAAGGGAACTCTCCAGCCGGCTTCTCGGAGGCGATTGATGGCATCTGCAACTTCACGCAGGCGTGCTTCATCTGCGATAAATCGCGGCGTCAGACCCAGCGGGGGCCTGACGGCATTGCCGGCGGGCTGGGCCTGGGCCACCGGCTTGCCCGTGCTGGGCCCGCCGTTGCCGTTGCCGCGTTGGACTTCGCCCTCGGTGAACACCGTCAGCGACGGGTCGCCTGGTGGCCTGTATCCATAGGGCCCTCGTACCCAGCCAGCTGGCGGCGGTGGTGGTGGCGACAGTTGACGCGCCCCCCAGCCGTAGGGCGGAGGCCCTGAGGGGCGGTTGGTGTTCTCGTGGTTGAAGCTGCGGCGCCAGTCAAGATCTCGATCGCGTGGCACGCGGTTCATCAGCCAGCAGCTCAACATGCCAAGGCTGAATCCGATCAAAAGCAAGGTCATTGGGAATGATGCAAGTGAACTGAAAGAAAACCCAGGAGCTCTCACACCCCTGGGTACTGCGCTTCATCCCGAAGCGACTGTACCGCAGTCAGGCGGCACCACTGCAGGGGGCCGGGTCCGGTCGGACCATTTGATTCTGTACTTGCTGACCCCAACTGGATCAGCCTGAAACGTCCAAAACCTGTTGGCACAGTTGGCGCATTTGTGGCGTCTCACGACGCCATCGTTGTCGAGAGAGCGACGGCCAAGAATGACTTTGTGATTCCTGCTGCGAGTGTTGCACTCGGGGCAGGTGACGGCAAAAGCGGTCATCGGTCCGTTCTCAAATAGAACAGCAAGAAGATCATCCCCATGCCGAAGTAGGCCAGAAACGGGGCGGCTGTCAGGGCGATGCCAAGGGGGTGCGCGTGGTCAGTCATTGCTGGCCTCCCTGCACAGCTCTGCAGCAGATCCGCGATCACCCCTGGCGTCCAGCCAGTCGGCTACCACGACAAGCACGTCGCGAGCCAAATACTTGCAGTCAGCGCCAGGCAGCATGAGACTAATCCGGTTAGCAAGCAGCCGGGCCACCTTCTCCAACAACCCGCCAGTAGGCGCGGGCGGTGGGGTGGGGTGGGTGATGGGTCTAATAGCCACCTCCTGGAGTGCGCGAGCGGTGGCGATGTAGCCATTTTCATCTGCCCAATCCGCAGTTTCGAGGATCGCGTGACGGGCGAACACAGGATCAGTGCCGGCCGGCAGCTGTATGAGCACGCGCTCAACAAGCCCCGACGGCACCGCCTCTGGATCACCAGCAGGCGCGGGCGGTGGGGTGGGTTCACCAACCCTCTCGCCTTCCGACGTGGTGATCCTGTGCTGTTTCATCACCGGGCGGATGATGGCCAGAGCGGCTTTACAACGCTGCTCGGCCCATCTCAAGGCATCGATAGGCGAATTGGCGTCAGACTCCCCTTCGACAATGTCCGCCAAGGCGCACTCTGCCTCAATCAGCGCTGCGCTGATGTCGTCTGGCGCGGGCGGTGGGGTGGCTTCGGTCAGCAGATCCACTGGGGGCTTGCCTAGCCAGTAGGGGATAGCCTCGATCGGACTGGATCCGTTGATTATCTCCCCGTGGGTGAACTTAATTCCGCCCATGATGCCGGGGTAGCGACAGGCGTAACCATGAGGCGCGGGCGCGGGCGGTGGGGTGGGCTGCTCCTCCTGGCGAGGCTGGGAGGCGCCAGGGAAGGCGTAAAGAATGTGTTCCCCAATGGGTAGATCTTTGACGCTAGGCATCCATGCGGAAACCGAGGCATTACAACCTGGACCGGCTTTTCTCCGTACCCGCAGCACGGGAACCATTTCCCGCTCCTGGCGGGGCTGGGCTGCAGTCTGCTCCGCCAGTGCGCAGTAGCTGGTGCCCTCGCCGCTGGTGACGATGTGGGGGCAGGTGGCCTGGGTGGCACCATCGCGGTAGCCCAGGTCATAAACGCCATCTACCCCATGCCAACCCCATACGCTGCGCAGGTTTGTGCTCGTTGGGCGCCCATACTCGCTGACCATTTTCGTGGCGCCAGGAGGATGGTCGAGAGCAACTGCCGAGGGTTTCTTGACAACTGGCGGCTGCCCCTCAGGCCACAGCACGCCATTGGCGGCGTGTTCCAGGGCTGCGACCCTGGCGATGAGATCGTTGATCTGGTCAGACATTGGATTGGGGTGGGGTGGTGGACTGTTCACGATCAAGGCGATCAGAAACCAGCTGCGCATAGCCAGCGATGTCTCGCCAGCTGTCGGCATAGTTGTGATCACCGTTGAGGATGCGACCCAGCTTGTGGGCGATCATTTCCAAAGCTTCGGTTTGATCAGCATCCATATCAAGCCGAGCTTTATGGGCAAAAAACAGGGCTTTTAACCGCTGACTGCATAGCGCGTTGCCTTCGAAGTCTCCGTAGCGCTTGCCGCGCTCCTTAAGGAGCGTATTCAGATTGGTGTCCATGGGATGATGATCAGGCAGCAACCGGCTGCCGACGGCGGCCCTTCGGCCGGTGGAGGTTCTCAGGGAGCACCTGCCCCTTGATCTTGGCGTAACGGGCGTTGAGTGCTGCCCAAACGTCACAATCCTTAAACTGAAAATGCACCGTGCCTTTTTTGTGGGCACGAAACTTGAAGAAACCCCAGTCATACCACTCGCCTGGCCAGAAGATGCCATCACCTGGTGGCTTCTCAGGTTGCGCCACTTCGTCGTAGCTGCAACCCGTGATGAAGCACAGCGCCTTGATCAGATCGCTGATTTCATTACTCTGGCTGCCATAGGTCTTGAGGCTGACGCCACGGCCATCCCACCTCGGCTCCGCCATATAGGGACGAATGAACCGCTGGTTGATCATGTAGCCACTGTTCGTCACCCACCCTTCAACGCCATAGCGATTCTCTGCGGTGTGCTTGGTGAGGCTGTCGATGGCATCCTCCACCGCTTTATCAACACGCTGTTCCTGCGTGCCAGCGACGATCTGCAGCATCCGGTAGATGTTACGTTCGGTGAACGGAATCCGGGACTGCTTCTCGACAAAGGCGTTGATGTCCTTGGCCAGCTGGCTGGTGGCCTGCTGCTGCGGCAGAAACGCATCAAAAACATGCTTCCAGGCGGCTTTCTGCAGGTCCTTCCGAAACCGGTTGCGGGTGACCGCCTGGCCCTCGACGGTGACCTGCAGGCCGAGATCCTTGCCGAAGAACCCGTCGAGCACGTTGCGGAGGCGAACGCCGGCCGCTACCTGCTCGTCGTAGATGCGGCACGCCTCGACATAGCGGTTCACGATGTCGCGGCTCCGGCGATAGGGGATGAGCCCCTCACCCTGGGCCTCAATGTCGTCGAATCCCAAGAAGAACCCGTCGAACTCATCAGCCCCGCTTACACGTTGGCCAGGCTTGGTCAGCCGCACTAGCCCGACGCTGACCCGGGTGGGGCGCTCGGCAGTGCTGAAGGACTCGCCCAAATCCTCCTTGCTGCCGTAGGCCTCGATCAGCTTCGCCAGCTGGAGCTGCAGGCCCCGGTACTGGCCCTCGATCGAGTTCCAGTTGCACAGGGCCACGATCTCGCAGCCGGGCGGCGCCACCTCCCAGGCGTGAAGGATGTGGGCCTCGTCCGCCGAGAACGGCGGATTCATGGCGATCACGTCCACGTGGCTGATCTGCTCCGCCTGGACCTGCAGCCAGTCGTTGCCGATCAGCACCGCCAAGCTACTGGCCAGGATGGCCCGCAGCTTGGGCTCCGGCTCCACAGCCAGCACCTCCTCGGCACCACGCTCTAGGCAAGCCTCAACCAGGTTGCCGCTGCCGGCGCTGGGCTCCAGCACGATCTTGCCCCGCAGATCGAGCTGATCGAGCATCGTGGCCGCCACCTCAGGCGGCGTGGGGTAGAAGTCAGCGTTGAACATTGGAACAGCCGTGATAGATAGGAGAACCTGTATCGATCCACCGCCTCGTGGCTCCGTAGGCTGTGATGAATATGTAAACGGCCAGAAGCATTACCCCAATTCGTTTTAAGAAGGTGCTCATCAGCGGGCCTCCGAAGCAGCCGGCCGGCACGCCTCAGGCACCGCGGTGCAGGGGCTGGGGTTGTGCAGGGGCCAGAGAAAGGCGATGAGAATGAGAATCGGGAGCAGGAAGCCAGCGGCATGGGACCAGTGGAGGCGTGGTGTCATGC